GTCAAGGTCAAGATTCGTGGCACCATTGATGGTAACAGTGTACCGCTGAACAGACCCATGATAGGTGCACAGTTTTTAAAGTTCTGCGGCAAATATGATTTGATCAAGCTCAGTGATTTTGCACAGAACTTCACCGAATGGTTGAGTGCACCTTATCCGGAGAAATCATGATTGAAAGTTTTTTAAACTGGGTCAGGCAGAACTATACCGAAATTGCATGGTTTACCATTGGCTGGCTGACATTTGATGTGCTGTTGAAGTTCAGTGTAGGAAACTGGTCTGGTGCCACGTTTTCTCTTTTGTTGATTGTAATCAATTATTACTTGGTCCAAAGAGACCGATAGGAAACTTGTATGTTTACTCTTTTGCTACTGCTGTTTATCAAACACTGGATCGCTGACTTTGTGATTCAAAGCGAATGGCAGGTCAGTCAAAAGGGCACCTATCTGGCAGCCGGGGGACTGTTGCACGCAGGCATTCACGGTGTACTCACTGCCTTGGTTTTGATGTTTTTTATTCCCATACTGTACACTGCTGTTATCATGGGACTGTTGGACATGCTGATCCACTATCACACAGACTATGTCAAAGCAAGATTTGGTACCAAGGATCCTAACACTCAGATGTTTTGGATTCAACTGGGCCTGGATCAACTGTGTCATTCAGCCTTCTATATTTGGTTGGTATGGATTTTACAAGAATTGTTTAATTAAGGAGACGCTATGAGTACTGCTATTGCCAAGCCCATAGTAAAAAATAAATTTTGGATTGTCGAAGATCATGGTGAAAAGATTGCCACTATCCAGGCTATTGACGAAGGCGGTTTTGCCTATGTACACGATGACCAACGTGAACTTTTCCCCACCATCAAACTGTTGACCAAAAAGTACAACATTGAATTCGTCAAGGCCGAAAAGGCCAAGAAACCCAAATTAGAAGTGTATGATGTCTACGGATATCCCACACAACATCAACCGCACAACGAAGTACTGGATGTACAACGCTATCTTCCAATCTTTACCAAGACTGCCAAGAGTAAAAGTTACTTCTGTGCTGGTTACTATATCATCAAATTTTCCAGTACCTGGGTTCGTGCTTTTTGCCCAAAACTGATTACTTTGAATCGCTACGAATACCAAGGTCCTTTTAAAAGTCAGGACCGCATGTTAGAAGCCATGAGAGAAGCCAATGGACAATAATCTGCCCTATCACATTCGTCTGCTCAACGAGCGAGTACGAGCAATGAATCAAAGCGGTGGCAAACTATTGACCCTGAACGCACAAGAAGCACGCAGTTTACACGCAGAAATCTATGATTTGATGGCCACAATCGCTCGATTAAGTCAACAATCTGCCACGCAAACACCTGTTATTGATATCAACATGGACGGTGGCGGATTTAAGTAAATATGCGTATATTATTGAGATAAATAAAGTATAGATCAAGGACAAGTGAAATGAGTCGACCAAAACCAACGGTGTTGTTGGACCACGTCAACAAAACAAATTACAAGAGCGAACAGGTGCTGAGTTCTGAAGGCATCTGGGCAGTGTTCTACGACAATCAACCTATCAATCTTAAAACACACAACATCCTAGTGAGCTACCCTGGGCCCAAATACAAAAAAGTAAGTTTTTCCAATCCAGGGCATGCCATTAACTTGGCCAAGAAACTCAACGTGCTGTTCAAAACAGACAAGTTCACTGTGGTGCTATTACGTGCCGGTGAACAAGTCTACCCTTAAACGTTACACACAACTTCAGCTGACCCGCATATTTGTTCAGCAGGCCGAAATTCCCATTGGCGAAACCAGTGCCTATCAAAAACTATGGTGGGTGAATCCCACAGATCCTCACAGTCTAAGACTCAGTCTAGCAGGCCTACAATTTGTCAAGGCCAACCTACGTCTACAAAGTTACGAATTTGTTCTACCTGAAGAACTAAACAATCATCAACTGCTACAGTTAGAAAGACTGTTTCCGGACATGTATTATCTGCTGAAGCGACAAAAAATTATCTTGTTTACCGAATCCGAAGCCAGCATGCTCACGCTGTATGGCAACAATCTAGCACAGTATTTGGCTGCCTTGGAATGTTGACCAATAATTCAATTTAAAGTATAATACAATTTAGAGTAGTATATTATTAACCGATAGCGTATCGTTCGCTTACAAGGAGAAAATATGGCCGCAAAACGCCTCACACGAAAATTTACCGAAGTTGTAGCCGAAGTTGAACGTCAACTACGAGCACACTACGAAGTCACCGACCGAGATCTCAAAGCCTGGCGAGATCGTGCAAAAGCTCTAGCACATCGATTCCCTCACAGCACCATGGTTGATATCGAAGACCTATGGATTGACTATGAGGTTCAGCGTGACGTGCTACACAAACACGTGATCAATATCATGAAAAAGTGGGATCCTCGAGTATGCTCGCCGGGTTCAGCTTGTCGAGTGGGTGGCAAGATCTATTTGTACGATGCTCAACATCGTAGCTTGGCCGCGGCCATTCTGGGTTACACTGAAGTGCCCTGTGCTGTGGTTGAAACCGATGACGTAAACTTTGCGTCATATGCGTTTGAACTGTTAAACGACACAGGTGTCAAACGTCTCAATCCCGGCGACTTGCATCGCAATGCCTTGGTACGTTACAAGAACGGCAGTCGCGACATCAAGAACGTTCGTGCTAGAACCTTGCAAGATCAATTTGACAACAACGGCATCGACTTGCAAGACAAGGGTTCACGTGCCAGTGACAATCTGCGTGGCGACAACGACTACTTCTTCAGTCACTTCAAGTATGCCTACAAAGGCATTGAACTGGATGAGTCCGGTCGAGTGTTGAGCAATATTCTCAACGCTATCAAAACAGTGTTCCCTTTGCAAGAAGAAATTGATCAAGGTGTGTTTATTGGCTTGTACGAATTACAACGACTGGCTGGAACCACAGGCACACTCAAGTTACCTGAAGGTTGGATGGTTGATGTTCTTAAGAGTGCCAAGCGAGTGTTTAGCAGTTCGCACACAGTACACGCCAAGGCCAAGATACAGTGGGAACACAGTCACCCAGGAGCAGGTTGGAATGCTCCCTTGGCAATGAGTAACTTCTTGCGTGAACTGCATGTTCTAGATTCAGACGAGATCAGTTTGCCATATCACGGTGCCGCAAGTAAAACAGGCATCGAAGAAGGCAACGTGGCTCCTGGATTGTTTCCACAGCGCGAGGTGGCATAATGGCTGATATTACCATACGCAGTTTTGCTCCTAAATGCGCCTTGCCCGGTTGCAATCACAAAGTATCGTATCATAACAAGTCAACCAAGGATGGCAAGAGCCGTGTGGATTGGAAGACTTTTTGTGATTACCATCGTGGTGTAGGCAAGTGGGAAGCCGACCAATTCAAAATGAAATCTGGTTGTGCTAACCACGACGGTTTACTTTACGGGTTTGATTGTGGTGCTACCTTGACTCGTCCCGAGCAGATTCATATCAATCATCGAGATGGGGACCATGCTAACAACAGTGCGGAAAACATTGAATGTCTTTGTGCCAACTGTCATGCTCGTGTTACTGTAGAGCAAGGCCACTATTCCAATAGATATGTGTACGAGCACAAGTTACCTGAGGAAATTTTTGAATATGAACAATAATACCTTGAAAGAAAGTTTAGAAAAGTTCATTGCACCGGTGTACGGTAAAACCACTCGCACACCCGAAACATATCGCACAGTGGCTCGTCGTTGTCGTCGCAAATTGCATGAGTTAGTTTCAGAATATCACGGTGTAGAAAATGATCAACAAATGTTGCGAGAAATTCGCAACGACATCGATGACAGCCTACGCAGATATCATGAGTACTGTATTGAGCAACGCGATGGTATGAAAGCACACTATCACGAAGTTGGTGCTGACGCAGAATGTGATTTTGAACACTTGATTCCAGCTGCCAGAATTCGTGACCTGCTGTTGGCCGATTGCATTACAGTGGAACAGGCACTCAATGCACCCACTGTGAGATTGAGTCGTGCCAAACACCATGCACTGAAAGATGCTGGTTGGGCGTCAAAAACTCCCAACATGTGGTTGCCGTTTGAACGATACACCAATGTGTTTTCGGCAGAGTATGTCACACATGATGGCACCCCCATTGATCCTGCCAATTGGACCTTGGATCAGCATTATG